GTCTAATTTCCTTAATTCCAGGAAATGTTTGAATTATAAACTATTCATTGATCCTAAAAATGAAAGGAACCGACTTAAATTAAATTTATACGATTCTATAAATAATTTCATAGATGATTATTTCACTAAAGATGATCTAGTTGATCCTATGATAATATATAATAAAGTACTATATCTTGTTAAAACTAAGAAAGCTATAGGTTCAACTAGTTTTGATCAAATAGTAAATTACATAGTTGTTTCTAAGAAGGAACAATATGAGGGCTCTAGGGAAATATATGAAATGAGTATAGTGGGAAAGATCTTTAGTTTGATAATTCAACACATTTTTAAATTTTACAATAAGCAATCAGAAAGAGAAATGGTTGTAGAATCACAATCTCATAAATTAAATATGATTCGTTCTGCATCATTAACAGCTATAAGTAGCTCAGATGATGATATATTGTACTATAATGGAGATATGGGAAAATGGTCAGGTCAAGATATATTTGCCAAATTTCAAACCTTAATCAAACTTATGTCAGATAAAAATCTGATGAGTAAAGAATTTGCAGGATTATCCATGTTTTGTCTTAAATCAATGGAAAAGTTTAAAGTGATAGTTTCTAAAAAGAGCAAAAGTAAATTCTTTGAAGATAATATGAAGTTTGATGAGATATCTCAATCTTACGTGATAATATTAGAATTTTCATGGCCTCAAGGAATTTATCATAATATATCTTCTTTTGTGCATCAATTAGAACAACTCTTTAGAAAGAATTTGACATGCTTTTATATGAATGAAATCTGCAAAATCAACTTAAGGAATGACTCATGGCATCAGTTAGTTCATTCAGATGATAAGAATGAAATAGTTTCTTTAATAAGAAGATATCATATAGTTTTTGTATTATTCGCCACATTAGTTCCAAGATATTTTGCCTTACTCACTTCTGAAACTAAAGATTCGTACTGTCGAACTGTGTCAGAGATGGTAGGAGTTTTGAATGTTAGATCTTATATCTTTGATAATGCAGTTAGAGGATCATCTAATTTCCTCACTCCACTATCTGATGTTTCTTATTCAGAAAATTACAAATATCTCATGGGAAGAGTAGTATCTTTTTATGAAAAATCGAATGATCTTATGGGATCAAGTGCCATGGAAATAATTGGCTATAACACTTTGAGTGTAATTTATGGTCTACCTCAACACTCTATGATAATGCCCTTATCACTTTATGGTAGAAATTTAGCTCATCCCTTGGCCTATAGGTGCTATGGACAATTCTCCGATAATTGTATCAAATCTTATATTCTATCTAATCCTCATATTTTCAAATTATCAGTTTTCAGGAGGAAGCATCAGGACAAAAGTATTATGAAAAAGAAATCATTGTTATCAGATAAGATAGGACTGTTAGTAGATGATATAAAAGATTACCTATCTTATGGCTCTTCTGCTCAGTTGGATAAAACAATGTTTTTGAATTCCACAACTCTAGATACAATATTGAATAAGTTGAGTATATTCAGAGATTCAGACAAGATTAACAAATTATATTTATTTAAGAGATCTAAACAAAATCATGACTGTATCTTAGATCCCTTAGATACTTCTATGACTTTCGTATCAACTAGAGATGCTATCAATTTATTGACTGATAGATTCAATCTAAACGAAATTTGGTTAGATCTTATATCTGAAAAGCATGAATCAAGTAAGACCAGTAAGCTGGACCACACAGTTTATTTAAGTGATCAATGTTTAAGCTTAAGCAAGTTTACGACGCAATTAGAATATTCGTATGTCAATAGTTTGCAATCAGACTTCATAGATACTGATTTGAAGACCATGAAATCATTTTCTATTCATGAAAGATCTATTAAGATAACTTATTCTGATTTTTGCAAGTTATTAGAAAGAAATTTGAATGCTGTTTTTAGAACTTATAATAGAATATTAGAGAAAGATAGAATAATGATGGATTTTAACTTCATCATCTCTAAATTCCCTATGTTGACGAGTAGATCTGATTATGCTAACAATAGGAATTTGATAGAGAGTTTCATAGAATGTTATCGACAAAGCAATCTATTGATATTATGTAAATCTAATAATATTTTAGATATATGTAAAAATGATAGATTTCTGAAAGTTCAGCCTCAATCAAAACCATTCGCAGATAAAATGTTATGTATTCCAATATTCGAAATAGATTATTCTTCTATTACTGAGATGTATAGAATGCCATTGAATAAGGTTGAATATGAGTCTAAAAGCATTTTAAATAGCAAATATCTTGATCAGACTAGTGATGTAAGACTAAAATTAATCAAATTATTTAAGAAATCAGGTTTATCTCGCTCAGAAGTAATAAATGGAATCAATAATGACACTATTAGGAATATA